CAAGGACACGGACTTGGCCTCTGTTCTCAATGCTGCGACCTATGACCGCACCGCCGTCATTTTCCATACCGCTCCGGCAGCGGGCGATGATTACCCTGATGCGGCCTGGATGGGTGAGGGGTTCCCCTATGACCCCGGTTCCTCCACCTGGGCTTATAAGACCCTCAAGGGGGTGACCAAGGATAACATCACCCCGACTAAAGAAACAGTGCTATCATCCAAAAATTGCAACTATTATTCTGAAGTGGGTGGAGTGAATATCACCCAGGAAGGCAAGGTTGCAAGCGGTGAATGGATTGATATCATCATTGGGACTGACTGGCTTGAGGCCCGCCTCCGGGAGGCTGTTTTTGCGGCTTTCGTAAACAACCGCAAGGTGCCTTTTGAAGATGATGGTATCACTGTTGTCCAGGGCCTCGTCAAGGGAGTCCTCATGGAAGGAGCAGACGCAGGCATCCTCCAAAAAGACTCCATCTCAGTCACCGTGCCTAAATACAAGGATGTCCCGCAGGCAGACCGGGTGGGCCGATTCTTGCCCGATGTTAAATTCACGGCTCTTTATCAGGGAGCCATTCACAGAACCAAAATCAGCGGCACCATTTCCGTATAAATTGAGGAGGTATCAAAATGCCCATTACAAGCCCACTTGTTAAAACTTATGACCCCAAGATGGTTGTGGTGGCCTTTGGCCCCCTCACCATCAGCGGTTATGCTGACGGCACTTTTATCAATGCCACCCGTTCCGGGGAGGCTTTCACCAAGCGTAAAGGTTCAGGCGGTGATGTAGAACGCACCAACAAAAACGCCTATGACTACACTGTGGAACTCACGCTACTTCAGACAAGTTCCTCCAATACTGCCTTGTCTGCTATGTTGGCGGCTGACCAGTTGGGTAATGTTGGCGTGTTCCCGCTTACTATCAAGGACCTCTTGGGCCAGACCCTTTTGACGGCTACCAATGCGTGGATCTCACAAGATCCCGCTATTGAAGAGGGGGACGAAACTACAAACCGCACATGGACTCTTCAGACGGGTCCGGCAGCTGCGATTGTTGGAGGTAATTAATCATGCTCACCCCAGTTACAAAAACCTTTGGCAAGGTCCAGGTCACCTTTATTCCTCTGCCCCTCTTGGAGGCATCCGCTATTGACGCCCGTGTGGCGGCTTTAGTCTTGCCTTTGGTGGAACTTCTGGAAACCACAGACCTATCTAAAATGGACATTAACCTCAAGGCCTTGGGCACGATTATGTCCCGGACCCTTGCGGGACTTTCTACCCAGGCCCAAACGGACCTCATTGTTGACTCCCTCCGGGGTTGCACTGTAACGGCTCCGGGCAAAGCCCCGGCAGAAATTACCGATGCGGACAGCCTTAACAAGATTTTGGAAGGGGCTGGCCTTGATGTCCTCTACCAAATTTTGTTTGAGGCTTGGAGGTTCAACAAGTTGTCCCCTTTTGTCCTGGCGGCCCGTATTGGGTTGAAAACTCCGCCAATACCTTCATTCACGGAGCCGCAGGCAGAAGCAAAAACACCTGGACTAAAATTGGCAAGATAGGGGACTTGCGGCCCGACCTAGACGGGGAATGGCCTATTTGGCGACTCGTCCTGGAGGCCCACCAGCCCTTATCTGAAGTACTGCGGTGGGACCTTGAGGATGTTCGCAAGGCCAACGCCTTACTGGATATGAGGGCCGCTCATTCCGCAGCCTTCAATGAATACAACACCCGGAACCTTGAAAAGGACATGGTAAAGAAAAATGGTCATTGAGGAACTTACAACCCGGCTTGGATTTCAGGTGGACCCGAACGGACTGGACAAGGGCAAAAAAGCCCTTGGTGGGTTCAAAAAGTGGGCCGCCGGGATAGGCCTTGCTACCGGGGCCGCTTTTGCGTATTTGGCCAAAACAGGCGTGGGGGCTGCTATGACAATGGAGTCTATCACGGCCCAGTTTACGGTCATGGCCGGGTCCGCTGACAGGGCAGCCTCTCTAGTAAGTGAGATTGCGGATTTTGCCGCCCATACCCCGTTCAATAAATTGGGATTGTCTGAAGCAGGCAAGACCCTTATGGCCTTTGGAATGGAATCTGAAAAGGTAGTTCCGACCCTTAAAATGCTGGGGGATGTAGCTGGCGCCGATCAAAATAAATTGAACGGCCTAGCCTTAGTGTTTGGGCAAATTCAGTCCACGGGTAAGTTGATGGGGCAGGACTTCTTACAACTCATTAACCAGGGATTCAACCCCCTGACTGTAATGGCTAAGGCGTCCGGCAAATCCGTGGAGGAACTCAAGGACCTGATGGCCCAGGGGGCAATATCTGCGGATGATGTTACCAAGGCCTTTCAGATAGCCACGAGTGAGGGCGGCCTATTCTTTGGCAACCTAGAGGCTCAAAGCCAGACATTGGCAGGTAAGTTGGCCACCCTCAAGGATAATGTTGAAACGGCCCTTCAGAATATGGCTGAGGCCTTTTTACCACTGATGAAAGAAATTACCGATGCGGCTATTGCTATTGACTGGACCCCTATTGTCAAAGGTGCCCGTTCCGTGGCCGCTATGATTGGCGATTTATCCGAGCTGGTAGATACCCTGGTCACATGGCTCAAAAGGCTCTCACCACTGTTTCTGTTGGTTTTTGGCCCACGCCTCCGGGCCATGATGATTGCGGCTATTACGCAGACACGAGCCTATGCTGCGGCCACTCTTTTCCTTCAGCGGGCTCACCTCGCCGCCGGGGCTGCTGCTAACTATCAATTGACGGCCACCGGGCTACTCCAGGCGGGCATGTTTTCTGCTGGCATGGCCGCAAAAGGTCTTGGGGCGAGCATGAAGGCCGCTTTTACCGGGGTGTTGGGTTCTCTCAACCTCGTTTTAGTGGGTCTTGCTGGCATCAAAGAGTTGTATGACTACTTTGTAATTGAGGCCCCGAAGCAGGTGGCCAAAGAATGGGCTGCCCAGGACCTAGAGGACTTCAAGAGTGGCAAGGGAATGTATGAAATTTATGGCGGCCCTGAAGGATACATGGGGAGGCAGGAAAAATTTTACAAGGACTCCGAAAAGAAACTCAAGGACCTAATCAACCAACCCGGAGCATCCGCAGCTGCTATTGATAAGGCCTCTGAAGACTACAAACAAACAAAGCAGTTGTATGAGGAGGGCCTGGCCCTTTACAAGAAGGTGCGTGGGATTGAATGGACCACGGCACGGGCAAAAGGGGCCGCCCAGCAGGGGGTCCAGCAGACACTCACTGAGACCAATAAGACTCTAAAAATAGACAACAAGTTTGATTTTCAGATTGCTTCCCCGGCTGATAAGAATACCAAGACCGGGCTGACTGCTGCTGATGTAGCCCAGCTGGCCAACCAGGCTATTGATGCGGCTTTTAATATCCGGCTTAAATCTTTAATTGTGGGGGCTATGTGATAAGTGTAATTGGTGCAGTTGATCAGGCTATTGCGGGCCGTTTTGAACCCACTATCCCGGTGAGCCTCTTTTACCGGGAGGATGGGTGGAGCGTGGGTGAAATTAGTTTAGACCTAATATTGACTGAGGGTCATTCACTTAATGCTGCCGTGACCCAGCACCCGGTTCAAGATGGGTCCACGATTAGTGACCATATTACGATTTTGCCCAGGAACGGGACCCTGCGGGCCTTGGTGTCTAACTTTTCGCTGGCTGCCGCATCGTCCAACAAGGCGGAAACTTGGCAGGATGTATATGAGCAGGGGGAGGCCGCTCAAGAGTCCCTCCCGAACCGGGCGGCAGACACCTGGGAAAAACTCAAGGAACTTGTAAAACGCCGGGAGCTGGTAAAGGTAGTCACCGCCCTGGAGGTCTATGAAGATATGGCCTTGACTAGGGTTGAAACTACTCGTGATGGGGACACTGGCGATGCCCTTGAAATTGAGATAGATTATGAGCAGGCCATCCGGGTAAAACTCAAAGAAACAAAAGTCACGGCCCAGGTCCAGCCCCGTGACATGAAATCTACTATCAACCAAAAGTCTGCGGTTCAGGTGAACTCCGGGCAGAAAGTCGGATTGGAGGCCACCCCACAAGAGGAGACCCAGTTGACTTTTGGGGAGGTGGCCCTATAATGATGAAAATTCCGTTTGACCCGACTATTTCTGCGGACCAGCAATTTCAGGTGCTTATACCTGAACGGGCCGTGATTACGCTCACCCTACGGTGGAACACCCGGAGCGGTTTTTGGTATGCTGATATTGAGTCCGGGGGAGCCGCTATCAACGGCCTAAAGATAGTGCCCAGGTGGCCCCTACTTGAAGAGCATCGGGCCTTGTCCCCCCTTGAGGGGGACCTTATGGCGCTGCCTTTGTCCGGGAACGCTCCGGACCCTATACCCTATGAAGGCCTGGGAACCTCTTGGGGCTTGTTTTGGCTGGCCCCGGAGGATGTAGAAAAGTGGAGGGCTGCGCATGGCCTGGGATAGAATTTGCCGGGTGGTGGTCCGAACCCCAGTTGGTCCGGGCGGGGGCAACTATACTGAAGTGGACCTCACCGCCCTGGATGTAGATTTTAGTATTACCCGGTCCCGTGTCTTTAATGATAATGAGGCCAAGTTGAATATCTACAATGCTGCTCCAGATTTTATCCGAAGGGTATTGCAGCGTGGTTCTAATCTTCTTATATATGCCGGATATAAGGATGAGGGTGAGGGCCTAGTGTATCAAGGGAACATCGTGGGGGTCAACTCGATAAAAACCGGAACGGATGTGGTTACCTCCGTGATGGCTATGTCTCTGCGGTCCTTGGATAAGCCATTCACCTCCACCCCGGTGGTGTTAAATTTTGAGCCCGGAGCCACGGCAGAGGATGTAGTAATTGAGATTGGGACCCGCCTGGGTTTGGTCCCGATTGGGGCAAATAATGTTAAGGGTATCGAGTTCCCGCAGGGCTGGGCCTTTGTAGGTCCGGTGGGGCTTGCTATTGAACGGATTGGCCGGGATATTATGGTTCACGGCTATGGGCTGTATATTGACCTGGCTGAACTCGTTGTCTATTCTACCCAGGCAGATAGTGACTACACGCTTGCATATTTACATTACGGGGCGGGCCTTTTATCTATCAAGGACACCACGGACTACATCGCAGCCGCCCGTGGTAGAATTGAGGAAATGGGGCAGACCAAAAGGACTACCAAAGGCAAGGGCAAAAACAAAAAGGTCATCATATCCACTGAGGCCTCCAAGGATGTGTATTCAGAACTGGAGAAGGTTTTCACCTCCCTTAAAAAGACCCTAAGTGCCCAAACCCTCATGATGCCAAAGGTGCGGCCCAATAGCCTGGTCCAGATAGATACCCCGGAGCATTCCGGGTTATTTGTCGTGGACCACATGACCATACAGGGGGGCAATTATGCAGGGGCCGCATTTGTAATGGACTTGGAACTATTGGAGGCTTAATATGTCAATGGCATCTGCTTTGTCTGCTTATATGGCTAACTTGTTGGGCGTGCTCCATACGGCCCTCCCCGCCAAAATTGTATCTTATGACCCAAAGACTCATTTGGCTGAGGTGGTTCCCACTGTCCGTATGGCTATGGACAACGGGGTGGAACTGGAACTGCCTAAACTCAAAAAGGTCCCGGTTATATTCCCCTCCACCAGGGCGTTTGACATTGAGTTCCCGGTGTCCAAGGATGATGAGGTGCTTTTAATCTTTTCGGAGGCTGATTTGTCGGCTTGGATAGAATCTAAAGGCACTGAAGTTGTCAGCCCAGGAACGCCCAGCCGCTTTGGTCTAAATTCCTCCTTTGCTATTCCGGGCTTGCGACCCAATCGCAAAGAAGGTTCTGCCCGGATACAGGTGGAGGAAAATGGCACTATGACGATAACCAGCCCCAAGATAGTTCTCAACGGGCAGGTGATAGTTGAAAAGGATATGCTGGTGAGGGAGGATGTCTATGTAGGCCCCAAGCCTACTGGCCCCGGCGTATCCCTTAAAAATCATGTTCACCCGACTGCGGTTGGTCCAACCTCCCCGGCCACTCCAGTCCCTATTCCCCCGGAGGCTCAGTGATATGGCGTTGAATTTATCTACTTTTCAGGCCGATTTGAAAACGGCCCTTTTGAAGGCTCAGGTCAAGAACCAGAAGGACAACGTGCCTATGGAGGATGCCATGAAAAACTTGGCGGATGAACTTGCCGTTGAAATTGATAAGTATATCAAAACCGCCACTGTTAGCACCACTGTTAGCACGACAGTGACGGGGACCTGTGCGACACCAGCAGGGGCAGGAACTATTGCTGGTAGTGGTTCCGGGTCCGGCACGGGTTCTTTATCATAGGGAAATAGGGCTGCAGGGGCGAGAGCCCGAATATAGTGGGGAGGCCCCCCCCCGGCGGCCCGTTAAAACGAGGTAATATATGCAACTTGCTTTAGACACTAACACTTGGGATATTTTCTTGGACTCCACTGGGAACATAGCCCGCCTTGATGACTCCACGCAGAACCGCTTGGAGGACCTTATATGCCAACGGGTCCGGCACCGCCTTCAGACTTTTCAAGGGGAGTGCTATTTGGACCGCTCCGTGGGGGTCCCCTATTTTTCTGAAGTCCTGAAGAAAAACCCGGATTTGCGAAGGGTTAAGAATTTGCTGGTGGCAACCATTAACGGCGTTGAGGGGGTCAAAAAAATTATTGACTTTTCAGTTGGTTTTTTAGCCCGGACTCGTGAATATAAAGTTATATTTACAATAGAAGCATATGACGGAACCATTGTTGAAGGGAATATCTGAGGTATGGGCATTTATATCACCCCGGCGGGCTTGAAACGCAAGACCCTACAAGAAATTAGGCTTGAACTTGAGCAAGCTCTAAAGCAGGCATTTGGCCCGTCTTTTGAAACCTCCGTGGACTCCCCTAATGGGCAACTTATTAGTCAAATGGCCCTGGCTTTAGACAGCAATTGGACCTTGGCCCAGGAGGTGTTTTCAAGCCGGGACCCCGCCCAAGCAACTGGAGTGGCTTTGGATTGGGCTGCCGCCCTCTCTGCAATCGCTCGCAAGGGTGCCCTGGCTTGCGAAGTCCGGGCAATGCTTTACACAGACCAGGCCACTGCCTCTATTCCTGCGGGTTCCTCCGCAATGCGGCCCCGTGGCAATTTGGAGTTTAATTTGGATGCTGCCGTGACGATTGACCGCACGGCTTGCGATGAGCTTTTGATTATAGATGACGGGTCCCAGAAAAATACGGAGTATGTTTTTCACTTCACTTTTGGCGATGTGACCCTCAACAATGCTACCTCCCAGACCAACTTGGAACGCCTCGCAATTGCGGTTATTGTGGCCGGGGGTTCTGCGGAACTTACCCCCAGGGGCCTCCGTGTCTTTAGGTCTGAGGGTTCCTCCGTGGGCATTACCTCCTCATTGCCGGATGATTTTGAGGTTTGGGCCGGGGTTGAGGGGGATTTTACAGCGGCCTCTACTGGGACCCAGACTTGCGAAGTGGGGGAACTCACTGTCATTCCTGATGCTGTAAGCGGATGGGTGGCTGTATATAACTACCTCACTGGAGTTCCCGGAACGGATATTGAAAGTGACGAGGCCTTGCGGCTCCGAAGGGCAGCCGTAGTGCGGACAATTAAAGCCCGAGGGACCGACCCGGCTATTGCCGCCCACCTAGTTGCTGATGTTACTGGGGTCATCACGGCAGTTGTCAGAAGCAACCGCACGATGACTACTGATGCCGAAGGCCGCCCGGCTAAATCTTTTGAGAGCCTTGTGGTGGGTGGGGATGACCAGGAGGTTGCCCAGTGTATCCACGACAATCAGCCCAGCGGCATCCAATCTTATGGTAACACCGAAGTGACTATTGTTGACGGGAATGGCGATGAACAAGTCATAGCATTTAGCCGACCTCAAGCCAAGTATCTTTGGGTGAAAGTCACCTACGACCTTTATGACGAGGAACTGGCCCCAACGGATAATGAAATCACTGCGGCCCTTTTGAATTGGGCTGAAAATGAGTATTCTATGGGCAAGGATGTTATACCAGACCGCATCAAGGGTGGT